GCTGTCGAAGACGTATCGTTTCTGATCCCCGCCGATCTCCACGTGAAAGAATCGTTCCACTCTATCAGAAAAATCACGACAGCAAACAACGTCCGCCTCGATGCGCGAGAGGATAAATCGACTGGATCCCACGGTGACGAATTCTGGGCGGCGTGTCTCGCGAATACCGCGGTGACAGAAAGCAAAGCGCCTATCCGCATTGTGTCTGGGCAACCGCGCGCCGCGGCGAGAATCGCGGGGGGATTCTAAATGCCCAGTAACGCTATCATACAGAAATGCCACGCGGCGAAGCGCGCAAAGCGACGCTATGGCATAACGCTCAACGCCAAGACCCAATTTGAAATATTGCACAACATCCGCAACAACATCGGAGTGATCAAAACCACCGCGGTGCCGCATAAGGGCAGATCGATCTGTCGCATGATGTATAACGGCCGCAGCATTGAAGTTATCGTCGACGCGGCAATTTCGCGGATCATAACATTTCTACCTCGCAGGAGACGACCGTGAAACCAGGATTATGGGTCAACGAGCGCAGCTATGTCGAGTTGTCTGAAAGCGCGCTGCTGTCAAACGAACTCGCGACTCGGCAGCGCTGCGAATACACATACATGATTGACCAATTGCCGGATCCCGACCAGGTTCTGCGCAAGCTCGGACGCGACATTACCGTCTACGACGAAATGCTGACCGATCCGCACATCGGATCATGCATCGACAGTCGCAAATCCGGCACAAAAAAACGGTTATGGGAAATTGACCGCGGCAAAAGCAAAAGCTGCCAAGCGCGGCTGATTGAGGACATTTTCAGTTTATACTCGCTACGCAATCTGATCAACGAAATACTGGATTCGATATGGTACGGATTTCAGCCGATCGAGATAATGTGGGAGAAACGCGGTGGAATGATCGTACCAGCCCGCCTGGTAGGCAAACCTCCGCGCTGGTTTCGGTTTGACAATAATAATAATTTGCTGCTGGTCACAAAAGAGAATCGAGGCGGTGAACGAGTCCCAGAACGAAAATTCGTCGTCGCACAAAACGATCCGAGATTCGAAAACCCCTACGGCGTCCGCGCGGCAGCTCGCTGCTTTTGGTACCATCGGTTCAAGAAGAACGGCCTCAAATGGTGGGTCGTGTTCGCTGAAAAATTCGGCATGCCCTGGATCCTCGCAAAAACGCCACGAGGATCGGACGAGCGCGAAAATGAGAATGTCCTTGCAATGCTCGAAAAAATGGTACAAGATGCGATCGGCGTCGTACCCGATGACTCCAGCGTTGAAGCGATGAAGCTGGAGCGGTCTGCCTCGGTCACGATATACGATCGGCTACTTGCATACTGTGAAGCGTCTATTAGCAAGGCGATTCTGGGTCATAGTGCGGGAGCGGATAGCACGCCAGGCCGATTGGGCAACGAAACTATGGCAATGGAGGCGCGCGACGATCTGATCGAAAACGATTGCAGCCTGGTCGAATCAGTGCTAAACCAGGTAATTGACTGGACGATCGAGATCAATTTCGGCCCATCAATCGATCGTCCAAAATTTATCCTATACGAAGAGGACGACGTCGACCACGAACAAGCGGTGCGGGATAAAGCGTTGGCGGATACTGGCCAGCTTATCTTTACGGAGGCCTATTTTCGCAAAACCTACGGTTTTGATAAAGGCGATATCATTGTCGTCGATCCCCCGGCGCAGCGAGCGCCGGCGGCAGAATTGTCGGAGCCGTCTCGCACCGGGAGCTGGCCGGCGACAGACCAGGACGATGTGGATGCACTGCTGGATTCCCTGAGCCCCGCACAACTGCAATCGCAAGCCGAACAGTTGCTCGGCCCAGTTATAGAGCTGATCGAAAACGCATCATCATACGAAGATGTTATGGCGGCGCTGGTTGAGCTCTATCCCAGACTTGATGACAGCAAGCTGCAGCAACGCCTGACATGGGCAACAACACTGGCTCGGTTGCGCGGACGAATCGCAACAACGCCGCCGGGAGACATGTGATGCCGCCCGTACTAGCCGCTGCATTCACGTTGCCGCCGCACAAGGCGATCGATTACATCGAGCGCAAAACAAATCGTTTGTCGTGGGATTGGACGGACACATGGGACGAGCAACATGTGCGTTCGTTCACTGTCGCGAAAGCTGCGCGGATGGATGTGCTGGAAGACATTCGCGACGCAGTACAAACAGCCCAAAAACAGGGCTGGCCGTTCCAAAAATTCCAGCAAGAGCTGCGACCGCGGCTGAAAGCAAAGGGGTGGTGGGGCAAGGTCACGATGGCTGATGATCGGGGAGCTGTAGAGACTGTGCAACTCGGATCGCCATGGCGGCTGCGCACTATCTATCATACAAATATGCAAACGGCGCTGATGGCCGGGCGGTACGAGGGCATGATGTCAACCGTACGCGACCGACCGTTTTGGCAGCACATATCCGTTGTCGATTCGCGAACGACCGACAAATGCCGCGAGCTACATTTGCGGATATACCGCTATGACGACCCGGTCTGGGATACATTTTACCCGCCGTCGCATTGGGGATGTCGGCGCCGCGTCCGATCGCTGTCGCGCCGTCAAATCCACAGATCGGATCGAAGCGTCGAATCATCGCGCGGAAAACTTGTCAAAAAACAAATCCCTATCCACACGCGCCGAGGCACGCGTATGGCCGATGTTACGGGGCTACAGACGACAGATCAATTCGGCCAGCCCACAACCGTTTGGACAGACCCCGGATTCAACTACAACCCCGGGAAAGCAGCGTGGCGGCCAGATCCGCGAGACCACGATCGCGACTTATATCGCGCATACAGTAATGCGCGGCGCAATCGCGGCATCGCGCATCGCGTAGAAATCGAACACGTACACGATCTGCACGATGTCATGCGGTTGTATGCAGATGAACACCCCGGCATGTTCCCGCGCGGTTTCCGTGAGTTGCGCGTCAGAAATGACCTGCTCGACGGCGCATATGCGGCAACCGATGGTGATGGCGTTATAGGGCTATCTGGCCTGTACCACTCATCACGAGGCATTGGACGCGATGGCAATTGGTTTGATCACGGCGAATACATGCCCGCGTATAACCTGCGCGATGCACTCACGAAAATGCGACAGCGTCGCAGCTTGAGCTTCCTGGAAGAGTACGCAGTGGAAACGCTCTGGCACGAGATCCTGCACAACCGCGCTCGCGGCGCAACGCTGGGAATCAGTGTTGCAGCAGAGCGGGTGATGGAGGCGGCAAATCAATACGTGTCGCGGCGCACGTACCAGCGTTTTATGCGAGCGCTGGGAGCCGCGCCGCGACACCAGCCGGAAATCATCGAGCGAGGACCGGCATACTGGGAAATGGCACGCAACATGTCAATGCTGACAGATTATTTGCAGATCGAAAGCAAGCGCGCGTTGCGCACGATCGAAACGACACTGATGCGCGAAAGCTATGCGAATATGGAATTAGCCATTGCCGCAGCGCTGTCACGCGCGTCCGGCGCAAAAATGTCCAGTATTCGCCAAGCGCTGAGCGAATTGAAACTAAAAGAGCCCGAGGAATTTACTTCTGCACTGGATTCGTTTATCGGGGTAAACAATGATTGACAATGGCATCGCGGTATGCGGTATCGGAGATCTTGCGCAGATAATCTGCTTCGCGGCTATCATCACCACGTATGCGATACAATGTTGCGATCATGCCAAATTCAGAATCGCTGGTGCGCCGAACAGCATTGTACTCGGAACGCGTTCGGACACGTCCAAACAGTTCGATCAATTCAGCGTCTGTAACGCTATGGTCAAATATTGTCTCCATAATTCCAAATATATAGCAAACCGAGAGCCGTGTCAATGGAAATAACCAATCGCATCGATGATCGAAGCGTGATACGCGGACTGCGAAAACTGGAATCACGCGGCAAAAACATGCGGCCAGCAATGGAGGCGATAGGCGACATCCTGGTCGTCAGCATTGAGGAAAATTTTCTAGCAGAGGGCCGCTACTCAGATCCGTTGGATTGGCGCGGCGGATCGCGGAGCTGGCGAGATCTGGCAGACACAACCGTCGCGGCGCGCGAAAAAATGGGCCGCGGTCCGCATCCAATATTGCAGGTACATGGTGACCTGGCCGCCTCGTTTGACAAATACACGACAGCCGATTCGGTCACAGTTGGATCCAATAAGGCACAGGCGGCGCTCATGCATTACGGCGGTTGGGCCGGCCGCGGCAACAGCGTGTATGTACCAGATCGCCCGATCATCGCAATACAACCTGACGAAATACAGGACATGCGAGACACAATCGGAGATCATCTTTTGCAGGAGTAGCTATGGCAGCACCGACAATCGAAATCAATGGTCAAAAAGTATCCTGGGCGTTTATTCAAAAGGTCAGGAAATTATGCGGCGGCGACTGGGACACAACCATGGACGCGTTTTTCAAAGCGAGAAAAGCGACTGGCCCGCGGGCACTTGAGCGC